TCTCCGGAAAGAAATAGAGGAAGATGCTTGCGAGCTGAAAGAATCGGAGGAAAAGTTCAATATAGAGAAATATGAAAAAATTACTACAACTTATTACTGGGGGCCTAGTGAAAGATATAGGTGATGTTATCGATAAGGTAACGACCACAGATGAAGAGCGGCTTGCGGCCAGACATAAGATCCAAGAGTTATTAGAGAAAGCGGATCAGGATGCGCAGAGCCAGGTAACCGAACGATGGAAGTATGATATGCAAAGCGATTCGTTCCTATCGAAAAACATCAGACCGCTTATTATGGTATTTCTTACGGCGATGTTTACCTTATTATCATTTACCGATGGGAACATTGGAGAGTTTAAAATACAAAAAGAATATATCCCTATTTTTCAAACATTGCTCGTTACAGTGTACGGCGCATATTTTGTTGGAAGAACTTGGGAAAAAGGCAAAAAAAATGGCAAAGGCGATATATAACGCACCTATATTGAAATATAAAACCCGTAGACCTGGCGTACACTCAAAAAACGCATCAAGAGGTCAAACAGGTTATAAGAAGGCGTACAGGGGTCAAGGACGATAAACGCGTTCTTTAAAATCTTATCTTTGCAATAATTATATACCCATAAATGGCAAGAATAAGTTCATACCCCATTGATCTGGTTGTAACAGCTAAAGATAAGTGGATTGGCACAGATGCTGCTGGCTCTATAACTAAGAATTTTTCCGCTGAAAAAGTTGCTGAGTTTCTTAATAACACAGGGGCTATAGATGCTACATGGACAAGGTATAAGTTTAAAAGACAAGCAACACTAATTGACGGTTCATTTGCCTTAAATCCCGAGCACGGATCAACACCAGCTTTTTCTGTTATTCAAGGAATAAAGATTCATCAAGAAGATCTTTCGGAAAAAAACGTTTCTGAGTTGTATTCTGCTTTAGTGGGATCTCAGGTTGTATTGCAAAAAGCGGATAATCAGTCTAAATTTGGTGTCTTTAACTGGAACACTAGTCAAATAACAGCATCTGGTTCAGAATATTACGATATAGGACTAACTTTTGTTGGAGGGAATGGCACTCTGGAAATCGACGCAGATTATTTATTATCTTTGCTGATGTATGATATCACAGGTATTTCAGATAAGTCTGAAACATTTGTGGTCGATCAAGCTGATGCAGCATCGCAGTGGGTTATAAACCATACTTTGGAAAAATTTCCTTCAGTCACTGTGGTTGATTCAGCCGGAAATGTGGTATATGGACAAGTAAATTATGTAGACGAAAACACTGTAACAGTTGATTTTGGAGCGAGTTTCTCTGGTACAGCATACTTAAACTAAAAAAATGGCAATAAACTTTTTAACCGGACTAAGCGTAAGAGGCAATATAGACCTCAATGGAAACGAATTACAAAATGTTGTAATACACCCTTTAGGAACAGCACCAAGCACACCTACTGTAGGTCAGATATACTATGATAGCACCGGAGGTGATTTACACCCCTACTTCTTTAATGGCAGTACTTGGGATAAAGTTGCTTTTACTACTGATGTTCCTACTGTAAACAACTCTCAGATAACGATTACTGCAGGGACAGGTTTATCAACAGGAGGTTCTTTTACTGTAAATCAAGGATCACCTTCAACGATTACTATTGACCACGACACGTTTAGTACTGGGGGTACAACACCCACAGCAAGCACAAGTTACTCTGGTACATTTGAGGCTGTAACTGATTTAACTGTCGATAACGGACACGTAACAAGTGTTGAGACCACAACATACTCAATGCCGGCAGCCTTTTCATGGAGTATTACTGATCAAACAAACACAGGGACATTTAGTGGGGCTAATACAACTTTAACGCTGCAAACGTCTGGATCTGTAGGTGTCTCTTTAATTGGAACAGGAAACAGAGTTTTACAGATCAGCCACGACACCCTTACTGTTGGATCAACTACAACGACCGCAACGCCAGGTTACGGGCAGACATTTACAGCTATTGGTGGTATTACAACAAACGGAGAGGGTCACGTAACATCTATAGAAACAAAGACGATTACAATCCCTTCTTCTGACAACACGAATACTGACACGTTACAAGGTATTTCTGCAGACACCACAAACGCTGATAGATACCTTACATCAGTAGCAAGTGCATCAGGAGCACAGGCAGGTTTCTCTCATGCAAACCTTACGTACAACGCATCTACTGAAACACTTAAGGTTAAAAATCTAGAAGTTTCAGGATCAACAACAAGTATACAAACAGAAACTATCACCCTTGATGATAATATCATTCTGCTGAACAGTAACGCAACTGGATCTGCTTCAGAGGATGCTGGTATCGAGGTAGAAAGAGGGGATGACGCAAACGTAAAGTTATTTTGGGATGAAAGTGAGGACGCTTGGACTGTAACAAACACATCAGGAACACATCAATTACTTCAAGCAGCAGGTGGAACTGCAGGAAAATTAAAGGTAGACTTAACGGTTGACCCGGCTTCTACCGAACCTAATGTCACTTCTGTTGCAAAAAGCGTCAACACTTATACAGTAACACACGGATTAAATTCAACGGATCTAATAATTCAATTAATTGACGTATCAACAGGTGGGGATAGTGAAACAGTGTTTGCCGAAATAAAAAGGCCTACTGCGTCAACAATTACGGTTGCTTTTGGAATATCTGTAACAGATGGCGATTACAGAATTCTAGTGACTCAGATATAATTTAATTAACTTATGGCTAATCGATTTTTAAATAACATATCGATTAATGATCAGTATACCCTTCCGGCTTCGGACGGTAGTTCTAATCAAGTTTTAGCAACAAATGGTAGTGGTCAGTTAAGCTTTGTGGATCAGACTGGCGGAACATCAGAAACTGCCGAAAGAATAGAAGTAACTGTTAAAAACGTATCAGGCGGTTCTTTATCTAAAGGCACCGTTGTTCACGCGTCTCCATCGGCAAATCCTCCAAATGGTAATGTAATTGAAGTAATTGCAGCAGATTATGACGACTCCGCTAAAATGCCAGCTATTGGTATATTAAATGAAACCATAGCAGACACAGCGGAGGGATCAGCTGTAATGATGGGCGCTGTATCTGGTATAGATACATCAAGCTTTAGTATTGGTGATGAATTATATGTTGGAAACTTAGGAACGCTTACAAACACAAAGCCAGCCACAGCAGGTCAGCTTATACAAAAAATAGCGGTAGTTATTAAATCTCATGCTTCAAATGGTCTTATTAAAATATTTGGAGCAGGCAGATCTAATGATGTTCCGCTTCCTTTATATATAGATAATACTAACCAGCGTGTTGGGATTGGAGAGCCATCTCCAGCAACTACACTTCACGTAAATGGAAGAGCTGTAATAGGAGCAAATAACACAATTGGCAGCTCGTTTGTCACTCATACAAATATAATTGGACGTAACAACAATACTGCTGACACAGGTGTAACTACCGGCACAAGTGTTATTTTAGGCGATGGAGACGGGGGTCGATATGGTAATGTTGTTATATCTGAAAGAACTTTAAAATTAGGCACAGATGACAACGTAAGTACCTCGTCTTCTAATACGACGGCTATTTTAGACATTAATAATTCTTGGAGAGCAAGTTTTCAATATGTTAATGTCGGTGGGTTTTTGGGTTACTTTCCGCCGCCTACTTCAAGCAATGAGTACTTGTTTTTTTCGGCAAACTCTCTAAACTCGCTTTCAACCTCAACATTTAGTGCGGGCAATGCGCCAGAAGCTGCTAAGCTTGAAATGGAGTTTAATCCAAACTTTGGTACAAACTCTGCTGGAAATGCATCAAACGCACTTTTACTTAATGCTCAGGGTAATGCATCATCTGCGGGCGCACTATATCTTACAGCTAGCCAAAACAACACCACGTCTTCAAGAGGCATTGTGACTTTTGATCTTAGGCACAGAAACAATAACTATGAGCCGCCTGATGGCATGAAAATGTTTGAAATCACAGGAGGCTGGGGTAGAACGAAATTTGTTGTAGAGTCAGGAGGTCAAAACAATGAAGCTAGTATAGGTATACAAAAAGATATATTCCATCTTGATGACACAGATACGTTTTTTAGTTTTACGGCAGCTGACACTTTTGGAGTAACAACAGGTGGAACAGAAAGATTAAGTATAGGTAACAGCGGAGCTACATTTAGCGGAAGCGTTACTGGATCTTCTTTTGTAAAATCAGGAGGAACGTCATCACAGTTTTTAAAAGCAGATGGTAGTGTTGATTCTAGTACATATTTAACTGCTCACCCAAATATTTCTGGCGCTACTAGTCAAAACAATAGTGGCAACGGCTTCATACAAGATTTAACATTTGACAGCAATGGCCACGTAACAGGTGTTGTGTCGGCATCTGTTTCTGGTTTTTTAACATCAGAATCAGACACACTGGCATCTGTAACCGGAAGAGGCTCTAGTACTAGCACTAATGTAACACTGTCTGGAAATGGCAATCATTTTTCAGGACATCATTACTTTGATTCATATGATTCTAATGGTAACCATTATCCACATTATTTAAGTGGATCTAGCAATAATGGAGCGCAAGTTAATTTAAGAGTTCAGCAGTCAGGCAGTAGCAATTATGATGTTTTATTGATACAAGCGGGCAGTAATAATATAACATGGCGAGGAAATAAAATTTGGAACGCTGCTAATGATGGTACCGGCTCAGGACTAGATGCTGATTTGCTTGATGGCGCTCAAGGCGGTAGTTATCTTAGAAGCGATGCTCACGACACTTTTACAGGTAAACTTTCCGTTGGGTCTACAAGCAGTAGAAGCGCAGGTATATATGGTATATATGACTCTACCAAAACAGGTCATATATGGTCAATGGGTACTGCTTACGCTATTCCTAACGATGGATCTGATTTTGGAGGCTTATACGGTTTAGCCTACAAGCACACTAATAATAGCACTGGTGGCACAATGGGAGGTTCTCACCAGATGGTCTGGTGTGACAATGGAAGCCCCAGAGGTTCGATAGGTTACAATGCTGTGTGGCACGCGGAGTCAATGAAAGCTCCGATATTCTATGATTCAAATAACACTGGTTATTATATAAACCCTTCTAGTACTGGCATAGCGGCTTATCTTAGAGGCGATATAGAAATAATAAATGAACAACCACTATTAGAATTAAACGACTATACAGCCACAAACAACACTAACTTAAACTGCTGGGTGTCTTTTCAGCGTAATGCAACAGAAGCTGGTTATGTTGGTTACGGATCAAGTAGTACTGATTATCTATATTTAAGCAACTTTTCCGGTAGAGTATCTATTAATGGTACGTTTACTGAGCACGCAAACTCATCAAGAGCCCCAATATTTTATGACACCAACGATACTAATTATTATTTAGATGCTAATTCTACTAGTAGAATAAATCAAATTAATTACACAAGATTAGACGCTCCAAGTTCAACTAACGACGCTAGATGGCAAAACCATACAAGCTGGGGAAGTTTACACCAAACTACTGACGGCTATATACAACTCGGCCCCGCTAATACAAGCCATGCTCACATATATACAGATAGAAGTAATTTTTATTTTAACAAACAAATACAGCTATTAGGTGGCAGTTTAATAAATCAAAGTGACATTAGGTCTAATATATTCTACGACTTAGACAACACTGGTTACTATGTAAATCCAGCTGGTACTAGCGTGTTTAATGCATTAGCAATGACCGCCAGATTTGATCCTGATGATCCTGATGATTACGTTTCATCTACAATTACAGGTTTAACTAACGCCCCGATATATTACCCTGAATCAAACGTAGGCACTTCAAATGTTTACGTACCTCACACACATTCAAGAACAAGATACAGTAGTGGCTATAGGGCACATATAGCTACAGGGGTTCACGCTTTAGCAAGCTCTTGGAATTACAGATACTATATCGCTCAAGGTGGAAATGATAGTTACCCTACAAAAGCTTTAGAGTTTGATGTTTACAATAACAATATATACCACAGTGATGGGTGGGTAAGAATAGATGGCTCCACAAGAAGTCCAATATTCTACGATTCTGATAATACTGGTTATTATGTAAATCCAGCTGGTACCAGTGTAATGAACGACATAAGCAACGGAAGTTCAAACGGAGCTATTTCTTATGGTTATGATGTTTCTTCTATACCTAACACTATAGGTGTTTCAAACTGGTTTAGAAGCTCAGGTAGTACAGGTTGGTATAATGGGTCGTATGGAGGTGGTATTTATATGAATGATACTACTTGGATTAGAACGTACAACAACAAAAAGTATTATACGGGTAGTACGTCTTATGACGCTTTTTATACAGCAGGCGGAGTCAGGGCTTCAACTCAAATGAGATCCCCGATATACTACGATGAAAATAATACTACTTATTACGTAGATCCAAGCACAACAGGCGATTCTATCAGGGTAGCTGGGGATGTTGTAGCTTTCTATTCTTCCGATAAAAGATATAAAGAGAATATAAAACCTATAGAGTCACCGATTGAAAAAGTAAAAGCAATCAGTGGTGTTACTTTTGAGTGGAACGAAAAATCACATAAAGAAACAGGTAAGAAAGATGTAGGTGTAATCGCGCAAGAAGTAGAAGAAGTATTACCGGAAATTGTACAAACCAGAGATAATGGTTATAAAGCTGTGGATTACCAGAAGCTGACAGCTGTACTAATTGAAGCTGTAAAAGAACAGCAAAAACAGATCGATGAACTTAAATCTATAATCAATGGCAGTTCCTAGCACAGGAAGCGTTTCTATGCGAGGAATACGCCGTGAAATAGGTACAAATAATTATTCTTCTAGCACCAACTACACAAATATTAGTCTAGAAGATATGTCAGAGGGTGTTAATGGCACAATAAACACCGCGTCCACATCCAAACCAGACGGAACTAATCCTCATAAAATGTCAGAATTTAGAGGATATGATCATGATGCAGGGCCAGCACTAACGATGAAAAACGTTAGCGGCACGATGTCGAGCTCGTCGACCGCATGTACAGCTTTAGCCGCTTTTAATGGTTGGTTTAGTAATTTAAATTCATCTGGAGTCCCTGTGGCTTATTCAAGTTATATGTATTCAAACTCAGCGGGCTCATCAACATATGCTTCTGGGTGGAGAGCCTTTGGCCCTGCCTTTCTCCCAACACATGCAATCAGAGCTCAGTCAACAGGGCTGGTAACCCATGTCGTAGCATGCAGCGGCGGCGGCGGCTTCCCTTCAGACAGGAATCTTAAGAAAAATATCAACTTAATAGGTTCATCACCTAAAGGATTGAATATATATTCGTTTGAGTATAAAGATTCTAAAATTGGTCAAGGATTGTTTAAGGGAGTGATGGCAGACGAGGTAGAACATATTAAAGACGCCGTTGTTACCGACGCAAATGGATATAAGCGCGTTAATTATTCAGTAAAAGGAATTGATGTAGAATTTGATGCAATCGAATTATGAAAGATTTAATATCAGGGCCAAATTTTTTAGAAGCAAATATATCCGAGGTTGACAATGATATATTTAAAGTAGAAAAACAAAATATTGCAACAAGCTACAGTGAAAATGAAAGTGGCGACGTAACTTTTGAATATGCAGATATATCTATGTTTACATACAAACAAGGCACCCCTCGGAAAAATATGAATGTCAGTATACATGGCAAAGCTATGCTTGGGGAATGCCAGGATTGCGGAAACCTTTCGACTGGCTTATTTGATGAGGCAACATGGGGAGATATACTGGTTTTAGGTTTAGGAGGATTTGGTGTTTTGCCGGAATATATTAAAGAAAACAAAAATCCTTTAACTATAGATGTTGTAGAAAAACATCAAGAAATAATTGATTATGTTACATGGTTAAATAGCTCTATAAATATAGTGTGTAATGATGAATGGAATTATAGCACCACTAAACAATATGACGTAATTATATGTGACTTATTCTCTGAGGCAGAAGACGTGTTACAATCTCATAAAACAACTTTGCTAAATAACTATAGCAATAATTTAAAAACAAACGGGATGCTGGTGATACCTAGATCAGGAGAAAACCTGTCATAAAAGGCAAACTATAAAAAACAGATTGTTTTTTGGGGTATATTTGCAGAATAAACACTTAAGATATGAATATTAGTTATGAGTGGAAGATTACGGCTTTAAAGCAAGCACCCACGTTAGACGGATTGTCGAATGTAATCACACATGTTAATTTTGAATATAAAGGGACTGATGCAGATTCAGGAGAGTCTGCTGTATTTAATGGAGCATGCCCTATTGCTGCACCTGATTCCGAAAACTTTACAGCTATGGGAGAGCTTACTGAAGCAGACGTTATTGCTTGGGCGCAAGCAAACCATCCAACAGCGCACATGAGCCAAGTTATTGAGAGCGAAATAAGCAAAAAAATAACACCAACAAACGTTGATGTAACAGGAGATGATGTTTCTTGGTTGGCAGCAGAAGAACCAGAGGTGGATCCTGCAGAATAATTATATTATGACAACACAAATAGAAATAAACAAACTTGAAGTAAAGATAGAATCAGATGGACTTAGTAATATAGTCCACAAGATACACTTTACCAAAACTGACGAAGAAACAGGTGAGTTAAAAAAGGTGGTAATGGCCATAGGTAGCGTAGGATTACCAGACCCTGAAAACTTCACTGAATATGATGATTTAACCGAAGAGTTAGTTATGGGTTGGCTTGATGTAGATGCGGCATTGTCTTCAAATGTTTCTCATTCTTTATCTCCTAATTGTGTTATTGAAGATGTTCCGTGGTGAGCAAAAAAAATTAGTATATTTGTAAAAATATAATTTATTAAAATGGCAAAAAGTAAAAAACCAGAAGTGGTAAAACTTGATGATTCAGTTGTTCAAGAACTAAAACAACTAAGAACAGAACAATCCAACACACAGCTTGATATTGGTGCTTTAGCAACCCAGCAGCACATTTTACAAAACAAAATGGTTGAGCTTGGCCAGCAACTCCAAGGAAAGCTAAATGAATTAGAGAAAGAGCACGGACAGGGCTCTATCGACCTAGAAGCGGGTGAGCTTCATTTGGGTGCTCCAGACAATGGAAATTCGTAAAATATCCATAGGGTCTGATTACAAGGGCAGCGCCATGCATTACATCGTTAACCAAGATGTTTTGAATGGCGCTTATACCATACACCTCATTGACTTTAATGAGGACAAAAGCTCTTTTCGTGTATATGTAGAAAAGAACAACGAAGTTTTTCTATGGAAAGAGTTTAATAAAAACATACCTGTATCTGTTGAGTACAATATAAATTTTTAGGATGAAATCTCCTTACTACTTCATTATCAAGCCGTTAGGTGACGAATATAATAATGAGGTAGAGATATCAGGTCAAAAGATTATAGTCAACTCAACGGTCGAGGATCATAAGCATGTAAATAGACTTGCAGAAGTTGTTTATGCACCAAGCAGGAGTAAAAAAGTCAAGTCAGGCGACATAATAGTCGTACATCACAATGTATTTAGGATATACTACGACATGAAGGGGAGGGCAAAAAAATCGCCTAACTACTTCAAAGATGGTATGTATTTTATAGATGAATACCAGTTTTATCTTTACAATGATGGAGAAGAGTGGAAGTCAGTTGGGGATTATTGCTTTGTCCAGCCAATAGAGAAAGAAAATGCTTATCTTTATGAGGAGGGTACAGAGCTTAATACTGGTTTTGTTGTATACGATAATGATTGCTTAAATGACCTTGGTGTGAAATCAGGAGATAAAGTAAACTTTACTAAAAACAGTGAGTATGAGTTTACTATAAATGACACTGTTTTGTACCGTATGAGGACTAACGATATATGCGCCTTGCTATGAAGGATGTAAATAAAATAAAAGAAAGAATCATAAAGGCTGGGCATGAGGCTGTAAACCAGCTAATAAAGGTTGCAGAAGAGGAGATCATAAAGCCAGACCCAGATGATGAGCTCGCTGCAGACAGGTTAAAAAATGCTGCTGCTACAAAAAAACTAGCAATATTCGATGCGTTTGAAATACTTAACAGGATTGAAAACGAAAAGAATTTGATAGAGAACCCAGAAGAGGAAAAAACTAACTTAACAGGTGGCTTTGCAGAACGAAGATCCAAATAATTTAGGTGTTGTACTACAGGACTTTATACCAAAAAAGATCTTAGATGACACGAACAAAAAGAAGGGGTTCCGTTATGGGTATGACCCTGATATAGATGCTGTTGTAATATCTAAAGACGGTACGGTAGGGGATGTAATCAGAATCAATCACTTAAATATAGCTCTACCAAAAAAACCTGCTGACATACACAAAAGGTCATCTAAAAAGAAAGATCAGTATTGGGAAGCCTCAGAGTACCCAAAACAACTACGTCCATTACAGACAATCTTTCAGTGGAATGAAATGCCACGTGACTTCAAAGAAACTTGGGTTCCTTATATCGAAAAGGAGTTTAACTACAGAGAGAATGGTTATTGGTTTTACAACAATGGAACACCAACGTACATCACAGGTAGCCATTACATGTACCTACAATGGACTAAAATTGATGTAGGTAAGCCTGAGTACAGGGAGTCAAATAGAATATTTTTTATATTCTGGGAAGCGTGTAAAGCAGATGCTAGGTGTTATGGGATGTGTTACTTAAAGAACAGACGGTCTGGATTCTCTTTTATGTCATCTGCAGAAACTGTCAATCAAGCCACTATAACATCAGACGCTAGGTTTGGAATATTGTCAAAGACAGGGGCTGACGCAAAGAAGATGTTTACAGACAAGGTTGTGCCTATATCCGTCAACTATCCATTCTTTTTTAAACCCATACAAGATGGTATGGATAGGCCGAAGTCTGAGTTAGCCTATAGAGTTCCAGCCTCAAAACTTACAAGAAAATCAATAGCTAACACAAACATTGTCAGTGACTTACAGGGACTAGATACTACAATAGACTGGAAGAATACTGGGGACAACAGTTACGATGGTGAAAAACTTGCACTTCTTGTTCACGACGAAAGTGGTAAGTGGGAAAGGCCAGATAACATACTAAATAATTGGAGGGTAACAAAAACATGTTTAAGGCTGGGTAGTCGAGTTATCGGTAAGTGTATGATGGGCTCAACAAGTAACGCATTGGACAAAGGAGGAGATAATTTCAAAAAATTGTTTTACGACTCTGACCCTACAACACGCAACTCAAACGGCCAAACAAAAAGCGGTATGTACA